TTTGCGTTTCCAAATGTCATAAGGCACATGGTCTCGGCGGACTCTTAGGTCGAGTGTGTCCTCTGGCAACCAAAAGTATGGCAGTATGTGATATGGCTCGTTGTCGTCCTGTGGTGGGAATACCAAAACAAAAGCGGTCAAGTCCGTGGTTGACGAAAGGTCTAGTCCTGCATAGCAAACTCTGCCTCTTAGCTCGTCCGCATCCACTCTGCCTCCGCACTTATCCCACTTGTCCATCGGCATCCATCTTGTTGACTGCTTTACCCATTGGTTTAGGCGGAGCTGCCGAAAAAGGTTTTCCTCCGCTGGGTTTTCTTTTGCACTATGGAATGCTGTCTTTAGTTTTTCAACATCTACTGTTGTGCCTAAGCTTGGATTTGCCTTTGCCCAGACCTTTTCGCAAGACCAGTCATCCGCCTCGTCCGCTCCGTAGATGACGGGATAAAACGAGGGGTCGGTCTTTCTGCCCTCTAGGATATCTTTTGCCTTGGTATGAACCTCAAAGCAAATGCTGTTGCGGTCGTTGCCTGCTGTGGTGATTATAAAGTTGAGCGGTTGCTTTCTTGCGTCCGCCGCTCCGAATGTCATTACATCATAGAGTTGGCGGTTGGGCTGTGCGTGGAGTTCGTCAAAAATTAGCCCGTGAACATTGAATCCGTGCTTTGTAACCGAGTCTGCACTCAGCACTTGGTAAAATGAATTTGTCGGTAGGTATGTTATCCTCTTTTGGCTTGGCACTATTTTGCATCGCTTAAAGAGAGCTGGGGACTGTTTTATCATGTCCACCGCTACCTCAAAAACGATTGAGGCTTGTTGCCTATTCGCTGCGCAACTATAAACCTCTGCGGCAGGCTCGTTATCGCCGCAAGTAAGATAAAGGGCAACAGCGGCTGCTAGCTCGCTCTTGCCCTGCTTTTTGGGAATCTCAATGTATGCGGTTGTGTACTGCCGATAGCCGCTTTCTTTAACCGTCCCAAAAATGTCTCTGATGATTTTATCTTGCCACGGCAATAATTCAAAGTTTTTGCCGTGCCAAATGCCCTTTGTGTGTTTGAGGCTGTTTATAATTTGACGGCTCTTTCCGCCTTGGTTGTGTCTATCACTTATCTTGGTTTCCTCCCTTATGAATGAGCAAAAGCCCACGAGGGGCTAATGCCATTTTTTTGTTTGGTCTTAGATTTCGTCTTTGCCTAGTGTCGTGTTAAGAACTAGCACTTTGACAAACTTAGACCGCTCGCTTTCCGCAATGTCCTCTTCCAAAAAGTATTCTTTTTGGTTGCGAGGGCTTGGAAGCATTAGGTAGTCGCCCGAGACAAAGCCGATTGTACTCATCAGCGTTGTGGTCTGCTTGGGTGCATGACCGCTGTTGTCAAAGGCTACGAGTGTCTTGGGGTCGTACTCTTGCAGGGTTTTGATTAACTCTGCAATGGTTAGGTTTTCTGCTTTCATTGTCGCTTTCCTCCTTGTCTTTACTCAGCCTACTGGCTGGCACAACAAACAATGCCGCAAAGCCTTGTACTAAGTCTACTTGAAAAGCGTGTAAATGTATGATTTAACTGACTAAATTTGACTAATGAGTTTTTTACCGCCGTCTCGCTCCAAATACACCTCTTGGTCTGGGAACATTTTTTGGAATCGCCTTACGATTACCTCAATATACTGCTCAGCTAGTTCTATGCCATAAAAGGTGCGATTCACCTGCTCGCAAGCCATAAGCGTTGAGCCACTCCCGCTAAATGCATCGTAGACTATCTCGCCCTCACGACTTGAGTTGCGGATAAGTTTTGCCATTAGTGTTATGGGCTTCATGGTTGGATGCTCTACATTACGCATGGGCTTGGCATCACGGATTAGGTCGCTTGGGTATTCTTCAACGATTGCCTCAAGCACCTTTAGTAGCTCCGCCTTGTTTTTCTTAGACCACTCCGCTCTATCCTCTATTAGGCTTGTTTGGGTGCGGTCGTGTATGAAGTAATGCGGCTTGCCTTTTTCTTCTCGCCATCCATAAAGGATTGGTTCGAACTGCCATTGGTAGTCACTCCGCCCTAGCGTGAAATGGTCTTTTGCCCAAATGAGTGTTTGGGATAATTTGTAGCCTGCTTTTTTGAGAGCTTCTATAAAGTTGACCGATTCCTTGGTACTGTGAAATACATAGATGACTCCGCCGCCTTTGGTTATGCTGTAGGTGGCTTTGTAGAATGAAAGTAGGAACTGCCCAAACGACTCGTCATCCATGTTGTCGTTTAGAATATGCCTCTCGTCCCGCTCCACGCCTCTTGCCTCTTGGCGGTCTTGCTCTGCCGAGCCGTAGTCAATATTGTATGGTGGGTCGGTTACAACCAAGTCCGCTTTCCTATCCCCAAAAAGCCTCGAAACATCGCTTACGGCGGTCGAATCGCCGCATAGCACCTTATGTCTGCCTAAGTGCCAAATGTCGCCCTGTCGGGCTAACGGCTTGTCAATTTTGTTTAGCTCCGACTCGGTATCAAAGTTGTCCTCTTTGACATCGTAAATCGTGCCAGAAAACAGCTCGTCAATCTCTTTAATGTCAAAGCCTGTTAGTGCGGTGTCGTAGCCGCTTAGTTTTAGTTCTTTTAGAATCTCAGCAAGACGGCTCTCGTCCCACTCGCCCGAAATTTTATTCAAAGCAATGTTAAGTGCCTTTTCTTGGTTCTCGTCTAAGTCAACTACTACGCAGTCCACCGCCTCTTTGCCCATGTGCTTTAGCACCGACAGCCTTTGGTGTCCGCCGACTACTGTCATGTTGCGCTTGTTGACTAGGATTGGTTCGACATAGCCGAATGTCTCAATTGATGCTTTCAGCTTCTCGAACTCTGCGTCCCCCGGCTTTAGCTCTTTTCTTGGGTTGTAGCTCGCTGCTTTCAGCTCCGCTGTCTGGAATATTTGTATCTTCATTTTTTATTGCCTCCCACGGGAATTCGTCCCGTCCAAAATGACCATAGCAAGCCGTATCCTTATAAATTGCCCGCTTTAGGTCTAGTTCTTTGATGATGTTTGCAGGGGTGAAGTCAAAGTTAGAGTTAACATAGTCCTGCAAAGTGCCTAACTTCGAACACTTTTCCGTCCCAAAGGTGTCAATAGAGATGGAAAGAGGCTCTGCAATGCCTATTCCATAGCTCACTCCTACCTCGCACCTGTCTGCAAAGCCGTTTGCAACGATGTTTTTGGCGATAAAGCGGCAGTAATATGCGGCAGAGCGGTCAACTTTCTGCGGAGATTTAGAACTAAAACACCCGCCGCCAACTTTCCCCACTCCGCCGTAGGTATCTACGCAGATTTTGCGTCCTACGCATCCGCTATCGCCATAGCTGCCCCATATTGTGAATTTGCCACTTGGGTTTACGATTAGCTCGGTGTACTCTACTAGTAGGTGGGCATAAAGGCTTAGGATTGGTGAAATTACATTCTCGCAAATAAGGTTACGGATTTCGCCCCGATCCAAATGCTCTGCGTGAGAGACCGAAACAAGAACAGTCTTGATTGCAAAGGGCTTGTTGTCCTTATCGTACTTGACGCTGACTTGGCTCTTGGCATCGGCAAAGAAGTCTGCCCTGCCTTTTCGCCAGCTCTCGTACTTTCGCATAAGTGCGTGGGCTATTACTAGTGGTAATGGTAGCATCTCTGGTGTCTCGTTTGTGGCATAGCCGTACATCATGCCTTGGTCGCCTGCTCTTAGCTCCTCTTTGACGATTGCCTCGTTAATGTCTGCCGACTGCTTGCTAATTTGTTGCAAGATGCGGAACGGCTTGTCGTAGCCAATGTCTTTGAGTGCTTGGCTAGCAATGCCAATGTAATCAATGTTTGCGGTGGTTGTCGCCTCGCCATAAATCATGAGTAGGTCGTCCTTAATGGCGCACTCTACTGCCATTTGGGCTTGTGGGTCTTGGGCTAGTGCCTCGTCTAGGATTGCGTCTGCGATAAAATCGCAGGTCTTGTCTGGGTGTCCGATGTTTACGGACTCGCAAGTGATTGTTTTATTCATGGGGTATCATCTCCTTAAAAAGTTGTTTGAAAATTGCCTCTAGCACGGCAACGACTATCCCGTTGCCCGCTGTCTTGTACATTTGGCTGTGGCTTATTACCGCCGCCACCTTGGCGATTTGCTCGTCACTCCACCCCATAAGTCGCCAGCACTCGATCGGGGTTAGCTTTCTTATGGTGCAGTCCTTAATCTGCAAGACCGCCGCCGAGCTGGTTACATTACCGCAACTGCTCGTCTGCGTTGGGGCTATGTCACCTAGCTCGGTGTCGTTGTATTGGTTGTATAAAATGAGGTTATCCTTTTGGCAAGTGGTCAGCGTGTTG